AAGCAGAGTTTGCAGCACCAGTTGTATTAGCTCCTAAAGAACCAAAACCAATAGCAGTATTTGCATTAGCAGTTGTATTTGCATCTAAGGCATTAGCTCCTACGGCTGTGTTAGTAGCTCCAGTTGTGTTTGCAAAAAGGGCTAATCTACCTACCGCAGTATTGTTACTTGCAGTTGTATTATCGCCTAAAGCACCAGCCCCAAAAGCTGTGTTATCAGAACCAGTTGTATTGTCTTCAAGTGCAGCTTTTCCTACCGCAGTATTTTGTGCGCCAGAAGTTAAAGTTGTTAATGCTGAATTTCCAATAGCTGTATTATTTCCACCAGATACAGAAGCATCTAAAGCTGTTTCTCCAAGAACAGTGTTACCAGCAACAGAGTTTGCTCCTTTACCTACAGTTATAGAATTTATTGTTGCATCAGCAGTAGAAGTTATACCACCAGTTAGTGTTCTTAAATCAATCCAGCCATCATTAGCTGTATTTCTCATCTTCAATATATTATTACTTGTATCAGCCCAGAGCATATAACTTGCAGTGGTACTAGGAGCAGAACCAGAACTGTTATTTGTTAATATCGCCTGGAGTACATTATTTAAATCAGTTCGGACATTAGCTCCAGTGGAGTTATCTATAACATAATCGTGAGTAGCCATTACCTAATCCAATTTTTTATCTAAGTATATCTTAATTCAATACTAACTACCACGCCCAAATCCCGTTGCAGCATATTTGAAATTTCTATTAACAAAACTAGATCCATTCTTTATATCAATAGTAAATCCCGTTCCAGAAATGCTGGACAAAGCAAAGAAATCGCCTGATTGTGCATTTTCTATAGTAATTCCAATATTAGGCAAGAAGGCAGAAGTAGATCCTCCAAGTTCAGAGGTTCCTGTAAAGAAAGGATGCTGGAACGTAACTGCTTTACTTGACGTACCAGATGCAATCGCAGTATTTACAGTTTCAGTTCTGCTATCAAGTTCTGCTGTATAGCCTAATTGATCTATTTCAATAGATTGTGCAGGGTCATCTGAATCCATTTCACATCTAAATCTAAATCCACGACCAATAAATGTTCCATTAGCTAGTGTATTGAACTTAGTAAATCCTGCACCGATATTGCAGTTACTACTTGATATTGTTGCACTGGATGATGCAGTGACAGTAAATGTACTGCTACTTGGAACAGATTGAACTTCAAAGTATCCATCAGTTGCACCACCACTTGTAAAATCAATATCGACAAAAGTACCAATACTGAATCCATGACTAGATTTTGTTACTGTTATTGTCGTTCCAGATTGTGTATAAGTTGCAGAATCAGATGTAGCTGGATCACTGTCAGTTGTTGCTACCAGCAGTTTTGCGTTGACATCAAATGCAGTAGCACCATCAAAATCTGTCCAAGTATCTATGTTTGCTGTTCTCTTATCAATCAGATCATTAGGATAGAAACCTTGTGTAACAAAATGACGTTTCAATCTAAGTGGTTGTTTGCCACCAAGATCCAGCTTGGAAGCAAAATCATAATGACCACCAGTAATATCAACAGCACCGATAAAATCAAAGTCAGCAATAGCATCAAAGTCAGTTACATCATCTAATGTTTCTAACGATCCAAGGACAAGACCATTTACATCATCACTAAAGAAACAATCAACTTTATCTCCAGCAAAAGGTGTCGCATCTGTATCTTCTCTATCTGCTAATACAAGTAACTTGGGTACAGGATCAGGAGTTGTTACAACAACAGAAGTCTCTCCAGAACTTAATCTGCCACCATCATCTCTAAATTTAAGAATATATTCTCCATCTACTGCTGGCACTAATGTCTCAGATACGTTTCCTGGTAGAGCAGGAATAATATCAACAGAATTAGTAAATGTACCCGTTCCATCTGTAAGGTTACTGTGTCTGACAACTACGTTTCCACCATGGGTAACATCAATATCTGTAGCCTTATCAAAACGTAGTCTCACAAACTGATCTGATACTGGTTCGACAAGTAATCCCGTAACATCCTGTGGAACTGCTGTCTTACCAACAGCTTCAAAGGTTAAATTAGTAGAAGTTGCTGATAATTGATCTAAAACATTGTATGAAAATACTTGAATCGTATAAGTTCCCTTTCTACTGTTCATTATTTCAAAATCAGGTCTTGATACCTTTTCACTTATAAAGTTTTCATCTTCAAATCTGTAGTTAACCTGATACTGCACAACACCGACAATGGGTTGCCAACTAATAACAATCTTTGATACAGCCTGATTGTTAATAGGAAATATTCTTTCTACAGCATTTAGAGCAGAAGGAGGTTCAGTAAGAGAGTTTAATTTAGATACAGTTCTTGCTGTTAACGCTTCGCCATCTTCAATAAACGCATATTTACCTTCAACATAAGATAAAGCTGTAATCGCATAATTTATTCCATCTTGTTCTTCTACTGTAATTACTCTGAATAATTGAGATTGAGTAGTGACATTAGATATGAGAAAGTTTGCATTTACATTAGGAGTCTGAGAGAAAGCAGAACTTACAGTAATAGTCCCGCCTGATACAGATGAGATTGCCTTACTTTCAAAAGTACCATCAGGTAAAATTACAGCTAATGTCGCATCACCGACAGGATTACCACTGGCATCTACAGCTAAATCAGTTGCAGAGGTATCATCAACAGTAACAACAGTTGTAGAAGTAACAGCAGATAATCTTCCACCTCTTCTTACTCCTGCTCTTACTGGATCTTGAATTTCAATAATCGCACCTGGTCTTACCACTACACCAGAATCAATAGATGAATTGAAAGCGACAACCTCTGACTCATTTTGTTCCCCAAATAATATTGCCTTACCTAATCTTCTAGCTTGACCTCTTGAAGTGCAAGCAAATGCTTTTACCTGCTTTACAACAGTACCAATTTTAGATATTGCAGTCGCATCTTCTACTACTTCAAAGTCAACTTCTTGACTATCCATATTGAAATAAGAAACAGATACAACACTATGCCTAGTTTTCAAACTACTTCCAGAATATGAAAAACCTTCTGAAGTTACATTTGAAAGATTAAACAAATAGCTAGGATCTGTAGGTTTATCTTGAGTAATTGTTATTGTTCCAGCAGACCATATAGGCATACATCTCATCACACCAGCTAAATCATTTATAAGTTCAAATGCTTCTTTAGGACTTTGAATATTTACATTGCAACTAAATCTAGCTTCCTGTCCTCCAGCACCATCATCAACAAGAGTATTAGCAAACTTACTGGCATTTACAAAGCTGAAAAGATCAAGAGAACTATCTGTTATGTGATCTCCAAATCCGTACCTTGAGGTCGTGAGCAAGTCCAGTAACACCATCGCAGGGCACGAAGTCCATACCGCAGCACCCATTACTCCGTTAAATATGTATCCATCAGGATAAACAATACGACCAGTTGTAGTGTCAACAGTAGGAGTACCAGAACTGGATGCACCTGCACCTGGAATCCTTACTTTTATTCCTCTAATTCTAAATTTACGAGCAGGAATAGAACTAAACTGCATCGAATCTAGTCTTATCGAACTATATGCACTATTCAAATAAGTAGAAGCATCATCAATAATCTCTCCAAAACTTGTCCATTGAAAACTATCTCTTAAATTAGTATCTGTGCTATCTGCTGTAACTCTGCTAACTCTTATATCAACAGGAAACGCACCAGTGATATTTACACGATAATCTTTTTGGTACGCATCTCCACTTCTACCTCTGATGGTGTCAGTAATAACATCAGTAAAACCACCAGAATTATATTGAACAGCAATTTTTAATTGAACAGAAGAGCCTAATAAGTCTCCAGCATCAGTAGCTTTCTGCAACTGAGGAAATGTAATAGATACTTTTACAGCATCAACATTTGTATTTGTTATCTGACGAGTAACAGGAGTACTTGCAGTTACAGTTGTTCCTACACCTGTTGTCGATACACTACTTTCAATTCCAGATATTTTTGTCTGATCTCCAGTACCAAATCGAGGAGTAAACTTTACATCTTGAAAATTAAAATCAGTTGTATCTGGATTAGTAGAATCTGCCGATGCTCTTAATACTGGAGTGTCATTAAGAAAAACATCTTTTAATGCAGCATTATTATATGCAGTTGTACCTTTTGTTCTACCTTCTTTTGATGCTGTTGCAAAACCTTCTATCTCTCCTTCTGAAACAAGATCAAGAAAAGTTGCAAACTGTCTACTATGTAAAGTATCAGGTTCTCTTGTAGGTTGCGGAGGAGATGGAGGTGGATCATTACCTTTTGCACCCCTAATAAGATGTTTCTTTTCAATCATGCTTGTACCTGTTCAGTATCAATACCACCACTTATTACAACACTACCAGTAAATATTTCTCCGTAAACTAGAGGAACAGGAGTTCCTGCTCTTCCTGTCTGCTGCGTTCCACCAAAACTAAATGACAATCTAGGATCTTCTTCTGATTCAAATTTAGGAGGTTTAGGCATTGGAAATAACATTTCACTAACACCTGTTAAAACTAAATATGCCCCTACATAACTAAGTGACTTTGATAAAAAAGCCGATTTAAAAATACCTTTTGCAGCTTCTCCACCAAACGTAAATGCTCCGTTACTAAATCCTATACCACCACCTAAAAATACTAGACCTATTAGTGCTGCCCCTAATAATACCTTTCCAAAACCTCTACCAGCACCAGCTATAACAGGAATAAAATGTATATCTTCCTGTCCAATAGGATGAGATAACTCTGATTCATCTACTGCATAATTACCAACTTTTACTTGATAATGTTTTGGACTCATATATTTTTCTACACCTTCAAAATTATTTATCAGAAAACTAACAGCATGAGCTAAAGTATCTGCCTTTACCTCAAATTCTTTATGTCCTACAAACTTTGCAAGTTCTCCATATAATTTTATTTTACGAAGCATAACGATACCTCTTTCCTGTACATTTTAACAACCACGGAGAATATGGTTCTCTACAAGATAGTCTATCGGTTAAATGATGTAATACCTCATCTCCAAGAAAAATAGCTACATGATTTAAAGTTGAATCTAAAATACTCATCAATAAAACATCTCCAGTTTGTAATTTTTCATCTGGTCTAAGTTCTCTGAATCCTGTTCGCCAAGCATAACTTTCAAATAAAGGATCTTTCATAAACTCTTCTGGAGTAATGGTTCTTTCATAATCTTTCAATTCTATACCCTTTTCTTGTTTGTAATAGTCTCTTACCAAACTCCAACAATCTGTAATACCCCATACCCATTGCCTACCAAGCAAAGGTGCTTCATATCCCTGTGGCTCATAATATCCCCACTTTTTTGTCTTAGGATTAACAATATGCCAAGGAAGTCCACTTTGTTCACAGGCAACCTTATCTGCCTGACTAGCTTCTGGAGGTGTTGTCGGATGACTATGAACAACAGCAGTGACTTCTCCTACATTAGTAGCCTTTACATAATCTTCTGGATCGAGAATAAAACATTGATGTGCTGTCATTGAAAGATTACGACAAGGATAATACCTTTCTTTTCCTCGAATATTTAACAAAAGACCAACAGATTCTTTTGGATCTTCTGTTTCAGCATGATTAAGTGCAGCATCTTTCCAATTCATGAAGCAATCGTACCAATAGAAGGAAACTCGGCTCTAGTACATTGTCTATTAGGAGCACGAATACCAGCAAGATCAAAAACAGAAGCCAATTCAAACTGAACTACCTCTCTATTTTCTGCTGATTTTCTATCTATCTTATATATCTCCTGCGGAAATTCTGCTGTGCTATCTGGTGTTCCATAAGGATTTATGTCTCCAGGAAAATTAACAGCATCTAAAAATCTTGCCAAGGTTCTTATACGAGTAACAGTTGCACCTGTAAGATCATTACCAGCAGTTGTTGTATTTACACTAAGCAAAATAGCTGTGATAGTTCCTAGTGCATTACTGACAGTTAATGTAGGTCTAGGTAGCTGTCCTTGTCTAAAAGCAAAACCTTCAGCTTTTATCGGAAATCTTTGATAACTATTACCAGCCCAAACTATCTCTCCATTGTCTTTAAGACTACTACCTGCATGAAACCTGTAAATAGTAGTAGCACCATGCAAACTACTATCAAGTTGTAAGGTAAAAAGTTCAATTATTGCTGATGGGTTTGTATTCTGAAGATTGCTAACAATAGCAGAACTGCTCATGGTTCAAACACCTCTCTAAATGTTGCTTGAATTGTTGCTCTATTGTTATATGGTATAGATTTATTCCAAGCCTCGCAAACATATTGACCAGCACCAGATAAAGTAATCGAGACATTGCCACTATTTGTAGCACTGGCAGCAGCAGTGACAGTAAAAACATTTGAATCAGTAACCGAAGCGACAAGAAAAGTACCATCGGTTGCAGATCCAGAAGTGTAATCAATAGTAAGTTCATCTCCTACAGCTACACCATGACTTGAAATCGTAATTGTTACTGTAGTGCCTGATTGAGAGTAAGTTCCTGTCTTTGTAAAACCTTCTCCTGGTGGGGTAAAAGTAAAACTGGCACTATCATTTGCACGACTATCAAGAAAGCCTTCTATGGTGTCTGCATCTGTTTCCGATACGTTGAAAGTAAGATTAAATATCTTAGGATTTTGATGAGCAGCAAGTCCAAATAATATTCTATGTTCATAGCCATCAGCAAAACGAACTGTTCTAGTATTTGGTGCGGATCTTTTCTGCTGTCCGTATGTTGGTGTGATTGATGGAAAAGTAGCCATTATGCAAGTAAACCTCCAGGTCTTTTCTGTTTAATTAATTCTGTCTCTATAGCTGCTGATAATGCAATACCTAATGCTCTTCCTTCATCTTCATCTCCTTCTACGTTAGAACCAGAAGCATCTACGTTTACTACTATATTTGTACCACCCATGCCACCTAATTGATGATTCGGAATTATTGTACCTGCTCTATCTGGAACAAATAATTCAGCACCTCTTTCTCCTACGATTGAAGGTCTACCAACAGGAGGTCTACCACCATTAGCAAACTTCTTAGCACCAGCACCTATTAAACTCATGTCAAATCCTGTATCAAAAACTTTATCAGTTATAAAAGGAGCAGCATTATTACCACCAAAACTAAACAGATTGCCAAATAAACCTAAAAATCCTTTTTGTAATTGTGCAGCAGCTAATCTCGCAGCAGTATCTAAGAAATGATCCGCTATTCGACCTAACATATTTCTAAAGGCATCTTGAACACTCATTGTTCCTTTTATT